TGGTATGACACAACAATTCCAAAGACGATTTAATGAATTGATGTCACAAGATCAATTTAACGCAGCAGGTTTTGAACAATTGATGAACGAGCAAATGAGAGAAGTTGCCCGTGCTACTGCTGCTAAAGATCCAGCTATTACTGGTCAAGGATTGGTTCAATACGGTAAAAATATTTATAAGCGTGCTGAATTGCCAGGAATTGACAACGCTAAAGCTGCAAAAGTAGCTCCCAAAATCGCTTCAAAAGCTGATATTGCTGCTACTGCAAAAGGTCAAAATATTACTGAAGAAGAAGCTAAAAAGCGTTTAAAAGAAGCAGGATACCAAATTGAGGGAGAGCAATAATGGCTGAAGGCAAGGATCTTCTTGCTGGAGAACCAACTTCAGGCGGTGGGCGTGATCTATTAGCTACGCCTAAAGCTCCTGTTTATGAAGCTCCAGATTGGAAAGAAAAAGCTGGTGCTTACGCTTATGGTTTAGGCACAAGTACGCTAGGCAGTCTGGGTGAATTAGAGAAGTTCTTAAATCCAGATGAGAAAAAGCACGAAAAGTTTTTAGGTCGTGAAACCATATTCCCAACCATTGAGGAAGCTGAAAAAGGCTACGAAATGATTGGTATTCCAAAACCAAGAGCTGCTGTAAAAGGCTATCAAACTGCTGGAGAACTAACTCCTGCCGTTCTTGGAGGTGGAAAACTTGCTGTTGATTTAACTAGAGCTGGCGCTAAAAAGATTGGCAGTTTGATTAGTGGCGGTAGAGATCTGGCTGAAGAACTCAGAGCAACCACTGCTGGTAAGACTGCTGAAGAAATTGCTGCTGCTGAAAAGAAAGCTGCTACCTCTGAAAAGCGTGCTGGAGTTACAGAAAAGATTGCAGAGCGTGAAGCCAAGAAAGGTGAAACTGCTTACGGTCAATTGCCTGGCGTTACCACCACTACTGAAGCTGGAGTAGCAAAAGGTATTCCTCAAGCTGAAGCCGACATTGGAACTAAAATTAGAGATACCGTTCAAGGTGTTTTTGATAGGTTTAAAGCTACCCGTCAAGCTAATGCTGAAAAATTAAAATCTGACGCTTTTAACTTTGCTAAACAAAAAGAGTTGGCTGGAGAAAGAATAGAAAATACAAAGGCTTATAAAGATGTATTAAATGAAATAGATAGCCTTTTGAGTGATAAGGAAACGGGTTTAGCCGTATCCACTTTAGACGCAATGAAAAATCCTTTATTGCAAATTAGGCGTGCTATTGATCCTCGTTATGTAGATGAAGCTACTGGCATTGTTATGGGCAGACCTATTAGTTTTAAAGGAATGGAAGAATTACGAAGATTTTTGCGTGATCGTTCTTATGGTTTGCCCGCAGAAGGTTTTGATGCCATCAATCAACAAAAAGCTGGTGATTTAGCTAAAGCCGTTGAAAAAGCAATGTCAGAGTTTTCTGATGGAAAAATCAATACTTTTATCAATCAGTACCGCAAAGATTCTGAACCATTGCGTGTTTTTCAAACTAGAGTTGGTAAAGCATTAGTTGATGAGCAATTGCTTGGTAAAGGCGTTAATTACGCTAATGTTCCCGCTCAAAGCATCCCAGGCAAAGTATTTAAGTCAAAAGAAGATTTTGGCGCACTCATTGATGCTTTAGGAGGTAACGAAGGATTAGCAAAAGATTTAGCTAAAAACTACTATTCTGCTCAATTAGAGGGAAAAACCGCTGCTCAAGCTAGAAAATTCCTTTCTGACAATAGATCCATGCTAAAAGAAACAGGATCGTATGACATGGTAGGAAGCTATGTTCAAAAGCTAGAACAAGCTGAAAAGCGTGGCGCTACTGCGTTAGAGCGTGGCAAGACCAGAACTGCTACTGCTGCTGAACAAAGAAAAATACAGGGTGAATTAAAGATTTTGCAATCAGATATTGACCGTGCAGACAAGATTACTAACCCTAAAGAAAAGATTGATTACATTAACAAACAAGCTCAAAAACTGGCTAATTACCTGCCTATTGACCAAAGAAATCAATTTTTGACTGAGGTTCAGGGCGTTGTTAATGCTGAACAGAAGAAGTTAGCCATTAAAAAATGGTCACAAATAGCTCTTGGAGCTGCTGGTCTTTACACTACAGGTCATGTTGTATCTGGCTACATTGGAAAATAAGGAGAAATCATGGAAAAAGGTAACACCCCATACCCAGAAAATAAAAGAATGGGAATGAATAAAGCAATCAAGCGTAACCGTCATAAGATTACTAAGCGTAAATCTAAGAGATGAGCAAGAAGCAAAAAGGTCTAAACCCCGAACTTGAGAGCGCTGTTGAAAAGTTGCTCCAAGAAGTCATGGCTGATCCTATGGCATCCCTTACCGATAAATGTAAGGTGATTGACCGTATGGTGAACATTGAAAAGCTAAAACAGAAGATTTCTGATGATGAATGGGGTAGTGGCTTTATTGCAGTAGATGATGAGGAAGGTTAAACTAATGTTTGGTTTAACTTTTAAGGGGATAAAGTATGGAAGCAGTAGCCTTGGTACGCCTAGCATTGGCGGTCATTACAGACCGTTTAATAACGATTTTGGCGTTAATAGCATCAAGCATTATGTGCGGATGGACAATGTGGAATCCTATGTGGGAGCGAGTGGTGACACTAGCCATATTTGTAATATTCAGTTATCTTGTAGTCAATACGAAAGAAAGGAATAAAAATGAGCTTAAAACCCAAGAATGAGGGCAGTAGTCATAACAACCCGTATAAAAGACCAGGTGATGTGAATCAGCAAATCGCTAAATCTACACGCCCACAATTGCCCAGAGATGGATCTATGAATGGTATGAACACTACTTTTGATGGAAAAATGCCTTCTGGCTTTGTTTCCGTCTGGAACTTTGACGATAACCGCAACACCAAAGATTCTTCTACAACTAAACCTGGCAACGCTGGTAAAAAGAGTATCTACTAATGGCTAATAATATCGCTTTTCAACCGATGGGGAAAACGGTAAAAGTAGCCGTTAACGGTGCTGCTAACACGCAGTCCAATGTATATACCATCACAGCAGACAGTCCTGTTAACCAGTATTTTATTTCTAATGCCGATGTTAATAATGCTGTTTATGTTTGGATCAACCCTACCAATAATTTTAATGTAGCGTTGCCTGATAACGGTGCTGTTTATGTTATTCCGTTGCCACCCTATTCTTATAAAGTATTTACTGGTCCTCAAGTCAACTCTACTACCAGTGTTTACGCAAGAGTAATTGGAGATGCAGCTAACGCTTCCGTTTATATCACCCCAGGAGAAGGATTATGAGTTTGTTAGACAAAATTGAATCATTTGTTAGTAAAGAGTGCATTGAGATGGGCAGCCTTGCTCATCAGTTATTACAGCGTTTTGTTGCTCATGCTGAACCACAAGAACCAGCACCAGAACCAACCCCAGAACCAACAGCGCCACCTGCTGAAGCAACACCAATCGAGCAAACACCAGCTCCAGAAGCTCCTGCAAACTAAGGATTTTGGAATGGATGAGCAACTCGAAACAGCAAAGGAAGTAGCTGGTAAATCCATTGGAAAGCATGGTCTTGCTTACATAACAGCAATTATCTTAATTGCCGTAGGAGCAAGCATTTTCCTTGATTCATCCAAGATTGCTGCCGTAATCGGTATGGCTGGCGGTGCTTTGATGGCTATCATCAACATGATGAATGGCGTTGCTGGCACTACTGAAAAAGAAGAAAAACCTGAGTTTAAAGTTATTGAATCTCTGATTCAGCGTTTAGATAAATTAGCTGAAAAAGAACCTCCAATGTCAGTATCTGTAGATGGAGATAAAGTAACCGTAGTAAAAGGTAAAGACACTATTACAACGGAGAAATAATATGTTTCCATTAGAAGCGATATTAGGAATTGGCAATAAGCTCATTGACCACTTTTTCCCCGATGCAAACCAAGCAGCAGAAGCCAAACTCAAATTACTTGAGATGCAACAAAATGGGCAATTAGCGCAATTAAATGCCGATGTCAGTGAGCAAAACAATGTATCTGCCAGATGGCAAGCAGACGCTCAAAGCGATAGCACACTAGCTAAAAACATCAGACCTTTAACCCTTGTTTATATTCTCACTGCCTATGTTGTTTTTGCTGTTGCTGATGGCTATGGATACAAAATCGCTTCTAGCTATGTTGAGCTATTAGGTCAGTGGGGTATGCTGGTGATGTCCGCTTACTTTGGTGGTAGAACACTAGAAAAGATCATGGATATAAGATCAAAGAAGGATAGCCAATAACATGGAATACTCTAAGGATGGTCTGCATCTTACGGAATCTTTTGAGGGAGTTAGGCTTACTGCTTACCCTGATCCTGGCACTGGCGGTGATCCTTGGACTATTGGATATGGTCATACTGGTCCTGATGTTCACCAAGGATTGACCATCACCCTAGAGCAAGCTGAAGATTTACTAGCTCAAGATGTCAAAAAAGCAGAAGCTGATGTCAACGCAAAACTAACTGTAGAGGTAACTCAAGATGAATTCGATGCTCTCGTTGATTTTGCCTTTAATTGTGGCTGCGGTAATCTCAATAATTCTACTTTACTTAGAAAAGTAAACGCAGGTGATTTTGAAGGCGCATCTCATGAATTTGAAAAATGGGATATGGCTGCTGGAAAACACTTGGCTGGATTGCTCAGACGCAGACAAGCCGAGGAATTATTGTTTATGAAGGGAATGA